TTGGTTCCAGGATTGTTAATACAGAAACTCTCAAATATATGAGAGAAAGAAATGTCGAGTTTGTCGCTAAAAAATTAAAACCAAATACTCGATTTTATCCTTTCTTTGATAATGTAAAGGTTGCATCTTATTGTTTACCAAAACTTATAGAAATATTAATGATCAATGTTTCTGGAAACAGACCATTTAAAGTCGGAGAAACTGTTAGGTGTGAAAATAACTCAGGAAAAATTATTGGTAGATTTAGAGTTGCAGAATCAAATCATAAATACGGACCTTATAATGCCCCAACAGAAACGTATACGACAAATCCCTACAGTGAGACGGGAGAGAGGTTACAGGGTGCATATAGTCTGTCTAGCACTGTTTTAAACATAGATACTGCATCTCTAGCAGAATCTTCCAATGGAGAATTTTTCGGTCAAATTAGAGATAATTGCGAGTTGATTGGAGAAGACTCTCTTGCAAGTGCAGTTGTTACCAAAGTAGCATTAATTTCAGATGAAGTTGGAACACTTATAGGTTCTTTCTATGTTCCGAATAATAATGAAAGAAAATTTGAGACTGGTATCAGACAATTTAGATTAAGTGACTCCAAAGATGATAATGCGATTAGTGGTGGAGTAAGTTCTTTTGCTCAAGATGATTTCTTTGCCCAAGGTTTCTTACAGAATTCTCAAGATACTGTTCTTGGAGTAAGAAATGCAAAAGTTCGCAAAGAAACTTATAACACAACACGAGAAAAGAGTTCTGTTGATTCCGCTTTAATTTCAGATTCTAGTTTTGTCAACTCATTAACAAAAATAGTAGAAACAGGCACATTACCCAAAAAAGAATCTTGCTATGCCGATCCTTTAGCTCAGAGTTTTGCAATTTCAGAACCAAATGGTGTTTTTGTGACTAAAGTAGATCTTTATTTTTACAAAAAAGATACTAACGTTTATGCCATTAATGGGCAGGAAATCAAGAAACCGGTCATCGTTCAAATAAGAACAGTTGAAAATGGAGTTCCGACATCAACTGTTTTATCAAAAGATGCAGAAGTCATAATTAATCCATCTCAAATTGATCCATCTGAAGATGCATCTAAAGCAACAGAAGTATCTTTCAAATCTCCAGTATATCTGGAAAATGAAAAAGAATATGCTTTAGTTCTTCTATCAGATTCTACGGAATATCAAGTTTGGATTTCTAGAATGGGAGAAGAAGATGTTTCAACTAGAGATTTGCCCGAGTCTGCAAAAAGAATTGTTTCTCAACAACCAACTCTAGGATCTTTATTCAAATCTCAAAATGGATCAACTTGGGAGCCTAGTGGATACGAAGACTTGAAATTTACATTATATAGAGCTGTGTTTAGCAAAGATCCTGCTACATTCTCATTCTATAATCCAATTCCAGGAAAAGCGGAGGAAGACAGTGAAAGAAAATTAAATGATACTAGAATTTCTTTAAGTCCCAGTTCATTAAATTCCCTTTCAAATAAATTCACATTGGGGTTATCAACATATATTTCTACTACTCCTTTATCTTTTGGTGTAAGTATTGGGGTTACTGATACCAATTTAAGTGGAAAATTAGTTGGACTTGCAGGATCAGTAAGCATTTCTCCAGTTGGATTGACAACTATAAATGTTGGAAGTGGTTATTCGAATACATCAATTAATAATGTTCCGTTAGAAACGGTAACAGGAGATGGTGAAGGATTGACTGCAAATCTTACATTCAGTTCCAATGGTCTTGGAATATCGACAGTCGTTAATGGAGGATTTGGATATCGTGTTGGAGATATAGTATCGGTTGCAAGTACAATTATTAATTCTACTCAAGCACAACTATCAGTCAATTCTTTAGGTTCTGTAAACACATTATTCTTAGATAATGTTCAAGGTAATACCAGTTCTTCTCTTCTTGGAAAACTTGCTACATTTGTTACCAGTTCGGGTATTACAAGTGCAATTGGAGTTGCTACAGTCTCATATCGTAAACAAAATGCTACAAATGATGGACTTCATTTTAAAATTACAAATCCAAGTCACGGAATGTATTCCACAAATAACTTGGTTTTAATCAGAGGCGTTAAATCCAACATTAAACCAGTTATTCTCTCAGCAACATATTCATCTAATGCAACTACTCCCATTGAAGTTTCTTCAGTTGGAATCTTCACCACGTTTGAAAACGTAAGTGTTTCGAGTACAAATCCAGGTTACGTTAAAATCGAAAAAGAAGTTATAAAATATACTGGAGTTAATGACTCTAATAATACCCTTACAGGTATTACGAGAGGTATTGATTCTGGTTCGTTCAAAGAACTGCAAGCAACACAACATGAAAAAGATGATTATGTTTATAAGTATGAATTTAATGGAGTATCTTTAAGAAGAATTAATAGAGTTCATAATATGTCTTCTCCATTAGCTACAGTTCCAACTCCTATCAATCATGACAATTATTATATTAAAATTGATATGATTGATACTGATTATGGCATCAATAGATCTGGAAATTCAGATTTTTATTTCCCAGATTTATACTTTAACGAAACTAAAAATGGTTCAAGTCCAAATTATAATATAGAAGGGTTGGATACTTTTACAGCATCTCAAAATATTGTATTTTCATCAATTACTCCAAACGTAAACATTTTTACACCAAAAGGAACTGGAATATCTTCTAGAATTAGAACTATTAGTGCCACTAGTGTTGATGGAAGTGAAATTTCTTTCCAAGATGAAGGGTTTGAGTCAGTAACTTTAAATGATATCAATGACCTTACTACTCTTAGAATGGTCGCTTCACCGGAAAATGAAGATGCTCAATTGACTGATTTACCCGGCAATAAATCACTTACTCTTGTGATTGATATGTTTACTGGAGATGATAGAGTTTCTCCTGTAATTGATGCAGAAAGAGTTAGCATGATCTTAACATCAAATAAAATTGATGCCCCTGTTGATAATTGGACTGCAAATACAGAAAGACTCCGTAGTACAAGAAGTCCCATAAATGATATTCACTCTGCTGTATATGTTTCTAATGATGTTAAACTAGCAAATCCGGCAATATCATTAAAAGTCTTATTTAGTGCTTATAGACCAGAAACTTCCGACATAAAAGTTTTATATAGAATTTTTAGAGATGATAGCACTGCAACTTCACCATCATACGAACCATTCCCAGGTTATGAAAATCTTGATACAAATGGTCAGATCATAGATTCGTCTAAAAATACAGCGAGTTCTGACGTAAAAATCAATCCAAATAATAAAGATAACCAATTTTCTGAATATGAATATAGTATTGACAATCTTGCTCCATTTAGTAAGTTTTCAATTAAGATTATTATGACAGGAACCGATCAAGCAAATGTTCCTTTAATTAAGGAACTAAGAGCAATTGCTTTAGCTTGATATGGATAACTTAATACCAGTTGAAGGAAGAATAAATCTCTACAGAGATGCTAATTCTGGAGCTATTATAAACACTGATCACAATTCATATCATCAATATCTTAAACATATGGAAAATGTAAAAAATGAAAAAATGAGACTTCAAAAATTAGAAGAAGATTTTGACATCATTAAAGATGATATAATGGAGATAAAAAACTTACTTGTTAAACTAACTAATAATCCATAAATACCTCTATAAGGGTAAAATTATAATGGCTCAACCATCTACAAGGCAAGAACTTATAGAATATTGCAAAAGAAAACTGGGTTATCCAGTTTTAGAAATTAATGTTGCCGATGAGCAAATTGAAGATCTTGTTGATGATGCCGTACAATACTTTCAGGAAAGGCATTTTGATGGTGTAATGCAAATGTATTTGAAATACAAAGTAACTCAAGAAGATATTGATAGAGGAAGGGCAAGAACAACTACTTCATCTGGAATCACAACAACATCAGCAAGTTCTACAATAGTAGGATCTGCTACTACATTTTCATATGAAGAAACTTCAAATTATATACAAATTCCTCCAGCAGTAATCGGAGTTAATAAAATTTTTAAGGTAGATGGAAGTAATACAATATCACAGGGAATGTTTAATATTCAGTATCAATTGATGCTTAATGATGTATATTATTTTAACACGATAGAACTTTTAAGCTACACAATGGTAAAAAGATATTTGGAAGATATTAGTTGGTTATTAAATCCAGAGAAGATGATCAGATTCAATAAAAGGCAAGATAGACTTTATATTGATATGGATTGGGCATCAGTAAAAGTTGGACAATACTTAATTATTGATTGTTATAGAGTTTTAGATCCTGCAGATGCTCCTAGAGTTTGGAATGACTCTTTCTTAAAACCATATTTAACTTATTTAATTAAAAAACAATGGGGACAAAACTTAATTAAATTTAGAGGAGTTAAATTACCTGGTGGTGTTGAATTAAATGGCAGAGAAATATATGAAGATGCAATCAACGAATTAGAAGATATTAAAAAACGTATGATGACAGAGTTCGAACTTCCACCTCTGGATATGATTGGATAATGTTAAACCCCTTTTTTTTACAAGGTTCTTCTGGAGAACAAGGATTAATACAAGATTTAATTAATGAACATTTAAGAATGTTTGGAGTAGAAATACATTATCTACCAAGAAAATATATAACCGAAAAAACAATTATAAAAGAAGTTATAGAGTCTAGTTTTGATAATGCATATCCATTAGAAGCATACGTAGCCAATTATGAAGGATACGCAGAAAATACTGATGTTTTAACTAAGTTTGGGATAACGGTATCCGATGAACTGACATTAATAGTTTCTGCGGAACGATTTGATTTGTATATCAGAAATTTAATCAAAGATCAGGATAATATAAAATCATCAGTAAGACCAAATGAGGGAGATTTAATATTTTTTCCTTTGGGAGATAAGTTATTTGAAGTTAAATTTGTAGAGAGAGAAAAACCATTTTATCAACTAGGTAAAAATTATGTTTATGAATTAAGATGCGAATTATTTGAATATCAGGATGAGGATATTGATACCGGAATCGAAATTGTTGATAATGTTATTAAAGATCAAGGATACATAGCAACTCTTATACTTGCAGGAATTGGTTCAACAGCAACAGCAGTTACATCTTATGTAACAGGTGGAGTGCAAAAAATAACTCTTATAAATGATGGGCAAGGATATACTTCGGCCCCTAGAGTTGCAATATCACCTCCGATTTCTGGAACAACTGCCACTGCAACTGCAATCATGACTGCAAGGTCTGGTTTAACAAAGGCATATTCAATAGATAAAGTTTTAATAACAAATCCAGGTTACGGATATACAGAAGTTCCTCAAATATATTTTATCGGTGGTGGTGGAATTGGTGCAAAAGCAGTTGTTGGAATTGCAACTAGCTCTGCATCAACAGGTATAGTTACAATTACTAATGGGGGAAGTAAATACACAACTTCTCCAAGTGTCACTTTTTCTTCTCCCTCCAATGTTTCTTATGCTGTTACCGCAACCGGAGTTGCTGTTGTTTCGGCAGCAGGAACTATCTCCGAAATAAGACTAACAAATTCTGGAATTGGTTATACCATTTCTCCCATTATTACAATTTCAAATCCATCTTCAGTTGGAACTGGAACTTACACATATAATGAAACTGTAATTGGATCTGCAACATCTACAACCGCAATTGTTAGAGAATGGAATGCGACAACAGGAAAATTGGAAGTATCAATAATCGATGGATCTTTCGTAATAGGAGAAACTTTAACAGGTTTAGGATCTTCTGCTATTTACACTATTTCAGCAGTTAATACAGATAATCTAGTTGATCCGTATGCACAAAATGATTTATTTGAAACTGAAGGAGACTCGATTACAGACTTCAGTGAAAGAAATCCATTTGGAGAAGTTTAATTGTTAAATATAAGTAAAGGATTATACTAAAATGTTTGGTCATTTTTATCACGAAATTTTTAGAAAAACTATTATTGCATTTGGAAACATTTTCAATAATATTGAAATTCATCACACAAACAATTCCGATCAAACGATTAGTATCGTAAAAGTTCCTTTGGCATATGGACCAATTCAAAAGTTTTTAGCTAGAATTGAACAGGATCCAACTGCTTTAAAACCAGTAAAGTTAACTTTACCAAGAATGTCTTTTGAGTTTACTGGTTTAAACTATGATGCTAGCAGAAAGGTATCTACTACTCAAAGTTTTGTATCTGGAACTGGAAAAAAAGTTTATATGCCAGTTCCATATAATATGCAGTTTGAATTGAATATTATTACAAAATTAAATGATGATGCTTTGCAAATTGTAGAGCAAATATTACCTTATTTTCAACCCAGTTTCAATTTAACTGTTAATTTGGTAGAACCAATTAACGAGAAGAAAGATATTCCAGTTATTTTAGATAGTGTTTCTTTTACTGATGATTATGAAGGAGATTTTACTAAGAGAAGATCTTTAGTCTATACTTTAAGATTTACCGCAAAAACTTATCTGTTTGGTCCAATTCCATCTTCTTCTACAGGTATCATCAAAAAAGTTACTCTGGATTATATGTCCGGAACAGAAACTAAAAAAAGAGAAATGCGTTATGTTGTTACTCCTAGAGCAACAAAAGACTATAATGATGACGCTACAACTACACTTGCAGACGATATTGATGAAACGACTAAATATATCACTGTTGGTGATGCAGCATCAATTTCTTCTGGAACAAGAATATATTTAGATAATGAATTAATGTATGTAGAATCTAAAAATTCAAATAAATTAGTTGTTACAAGAGGATATGAAAATAGCTTAATTGAAGGCCATGTTGCAGGAACACCGGTTAATTTAGTGACGGTAGCAGATGACTCTCTCATCGAATATGGTGATGATTTTGGATTTAATGAAGAAACAACATTCTTCCAGGATTTTAAAGAATATAGTCCATCACAAAATACTGACTTATGATCATGAAAGAAAAATTTGAAAAATTAAATGAAACTTTTGACATTGAACAATCTTCACAAAATGACGATACAATAATTTCGGCAGAGGTCACTTCAACAGAAATTCAGATTTCAAAATCAGATGATGATATAACAAAGGATTATGAATATACAAGAGGTAATTTATATTCTCTCATAGAAAAAGGTCAAGAAGCAATAAATTCTATTTTAGAACTAGCCCAGGAAACAGATCAACCAAGAGCTTATGAAGTTGCTGGCCAGTTGATTAAAAATGTTGCCGATGCAACAGATAAATTATTAGATTTACAAAAAAAGTTAAAAGATATAGACGAAAACAAAAATTCCAAAGGACCCACAAATGTTACTAATGCTTTATTTGTAGGTTCTACTGCTGAGTTAGCAAAGTTACTTAAAAGTCACAAAACATCCTAAAATAAATAGTTAAAAAAACATATGGCATCCAATCCAGTTATTAACCTATCAATACCTCAGGGTGCTGACTTTTCAGAAACTTTTGTTTCAACTGAAAGTGATGGATCCCTTTCTAATTTATCCGGTTATACAGGAGCAGCAAAATTAAAAAAGCATTCAGCATCTACTACTTCAACTTCTTTTTCAGTAACAATAACAAGTGGAACTGGTGAAGTTGGGATTGCAATGACATCTGGAGTAACTGTTGGATTAACACCGGGAAGATATTATTATGATGTTAAGTTATCTTCACCTTTCGGAAAC